CGGTGTCAAAGGGAGCTGCCCGATTGCAGCAAGGCGTGCAGCGCCACGGGGACGAACTTGATGCGTTCCAGCTGGAGGCGGTCGAGCGAATGCTTGCGGAAAACAAGGAGGATAAGACATGAGATTTGTTTGCGATTGCTGCCACGATCTGACGAACATCGAGGCAGACCGGATGGAAATCCAGGGCGACAAGCTGATGGTCTACAGCCGCGGGCGGTTGGTATATGTGGCGGATCTCGGCCAGATCATGCTGGCGAAGTTGACGACAACGGGAAAGGAAACAAAATGCTGACGCATCTGAGCCTGTTTTCCGGGATCGGCGGGCTAGATCTGGCTGCCGAGTGGGCAGGATTTACGACCGTCGGGCAGTGTGAGTTTGCCGACTACCCGACGAAGGTGCTGGAAAAGCACTGGCCGGACGTGCCGCGCTGGCGTGATGTCCGGACGCTGACAAAGGAGAGCTTCTATGAGCGAACAGGATTACGAACAGTTGACGTTATTTCCGGCGGATTCCCATGCCAGCCCTTCTCCGTGGCTGGAAAGCAAAAGGGAAAAGGGGATGATCGATACCTCTGGCCGGAGATGCTCCGAGTTATCACCGAGCTGCGCCCGCGTTGCGTTGTCGGTGAGAACGTACCTGGAATCATCAAGATTGCCGCCGGGCAGGTGGTCAAGGATCTGGAGCGTGCTGGCTATCACGTCGTCGTGTTTAATTTTGAGGCTGCGGCTGTCGGAGCGTGGCACAGACGATCAAGGGTATTCTTCACCGGCCTCGCAGATGTGGCCGACACCGACGGTGGCTGGCTGCACGATAGCATCAGAAAAGAGGATCAACCTGCTCGCAGCCGGGGAAACGACATTTACGAGCAATCAGGGCGTACATGGGGGGGTCAGCAATCTGCGGGAGCACGTGTTAGCCCGGACGAAAGGGCTGTGGCCGACGCCGCGTGCGAACGAATACAAAGACACGCTGCAATCTGTTCCGCCGAGCAGGAAAAAGGATCCGGGGAAATGCAATCTGACGCAGAGAGTGGCAATGGAGCGAATGTTTGCAACACCGTGCGCGGCAGATGCACAGGGGCCACACGGCGGGGAGAATGGCAGGAGCTTGCGGACGGGCGGTGCTGGGCAGTTGAACCCGGAATGGGTAGAGTGGCTAATGGGGTTCCCCATCGGGTGGACCGGCTTAAATGTCTTGGAAACGCCGTAGTGCCGCAGCAGGCATACCCGATTTTTAAGGCATTGATGGAGGACATTTTGAAAGGAGACAAGCATGAGTAAAGCTGTTTTGATCAGCATTCGCCCGGAGTGGGCCCAGAAGATCATGGCAGGGCGGAAGACCATTGAGGTGCGCAAGACGCGACCGAAGATGGATACGCCGTTTAAGTGCTATATCTACTGCACAAAACCGGAGGAAAAGCTACTCGCCATTATGAAAGACGGCGATGAGAATTATGGAGAGACGTATCACGGCAAGCCGGTTTTCATAAAGACGGAAAAAGCGCCGACCACTGGCTTATGGGATAAGCGGCAAAAGGTTATCGGGGAATTTCTGTGCGATGAGATCATCAACATTAACGGCGCGGGAAGGATCCCGTCGGATGCTGCGCGGCCAACCTGTCTAGAGCCTGCGGAGCTGCACCAGTATCTCGGAGCTGCCACCGGCTTCGGCTGGCACATCTCAGATTTGCGCGTTTACGATCACCCGCGCGATCTGTGGGAGTTTACCGGACTGCGGGAGACAAAATTCGGATTGGCACCAGGACCGATTACCAGCCCGCCGCAGAGCTGGCGGTATGTGGAGGAAGACACATGAGCTACGATATTTCGTTCAAGGTCAAAGTCGAAGGAGTTGATACCTACGTCCCCGTTGGTACGTGCGACGCAAATATAACGTGGAACGTTCGGAAGATTATTGAGAAATCAACTGGTCTGGAATGGAAGAACTGCCAGAACAATGGGCTTTGTGTGGATGTAATTCCAAAAATCGAGGCTGGCTTGAGAAAATTGGAGCAGACCCCAGATTCGTTCAAAGAATACGAAGCACCGAACGGATGGGGAACGGTGGAAGGGACGATACAGTTTTTTCGAAGAATCCTTGAAGCGTGGAATGATCTGCTGCGGTGGAATGAAGAACTTGTTCCGGCTGCAACGTTTTGGATTGAATAGGGAGGAACAGACATGGAACGACTGACTGAAAAGTACTGTCTCACGGAAGACCACTACATGAAATGCTCGGAAGACTGCAACGTGGATATGGCTTGCGTGGATTGCCCTGCGTTTGACAAGCTAATTGAGCGCCTAGCGGCCTACGAGGACACGGGGCTGACGCCGGAGGAAATCAAGGCTCCATTTACGGAGGACAAGATGATAAATCTGGCAGCGCAGGCGCTGGGCGTGGAGCCTAGCCGTATCCGCGAGCTTGCCGAGGCCGACAAGGACGGGCGCGTCGTGATTCTGCCGTGCAAGGTGGGCGATACGGTGTGGTTTAAGACATACAAAAATAACGCGCGAGATTGCATTGGCGTGCAACCACATGAGGTTACAAGAATATCAGCAAGCATCATTGTTCCGGGGGAAATTGTGGATATCGGTATCCCTGTGGACCAGATCGGTGTGAGAGTATTTTTGAGCGAGACCGAAGCGGTTGCGGCTGACGCGAAACCTCCGGCTGGAAATTCCATTTTGGAAGTTTAGGAGGCGAAGCAGGATGGAACGGATGACAAGCCGAGATGAGGATTGCGTGCTGGTAAACGGTCACGCGCTGGGTTATGCGACGATCGGCGAACTCGTCCAGATGGCGGAACGTCTCGCAGCGTATGAGGATATGGACAGTAAGCGGCTCAGACCGGGCGATACGGTTTGGCTGTCTAAGATGTTTTACACGCGCCCCAAAAAGCCCGTGCCGGTCACGGTAGACGCAATCCGCATTGACGTCAACGGAACAACGTACATAACCGGGCGGAAGAGATTCTGCGAGGAAGCAATCGGACGAACGGTGTTTTTGACAGAGGAAGCCGCCAGAAAGGCTTTGCGGGAAATGGAGGGCAAGTAATGGAAGAACCAAATATCGAGATGTCATGGAAAAAATTATAGAGATGTTCGGCGTGCCAGAGGGGGAACTTTGAAATGATTGGTTACATCAAAGACAAGGACGTCTACGCGCTCTTTGACGAGCGCGGGACTGCTCGCTTGCACGTCGGGGACATCGACAAACTGGAAAGGGTATCCTTCCCCGCCGAACTGCACGTCGGAGATCGCGCGTGGAAGAAGGCCATGAGCATCCTTGATAAGAAATACGCGGAAGCAAAAAAGATGCCGTTTGTCCGTGACCCGCTGGCATGGGCACTGTACCACACTTGGAAGGAGTTCGATGATGGGAAACGCTGTGACTGAAGAATTTATCAGCAGAACCGAGGCACTGAAAGACTTTGAATCCTGCAACGCTGCCAACCAGAACTGGACACCCCAACGGGTGAAAACGCTCCTGCTTCGTCAGCGCACTGCCGATGCTGCGCCGATTGTGTATGGCGTATGGCTGGAGGAAGACGACATGCAGATCTGCTCAAATTGCGGTGAAGAACACGAATGGGATGACTACCGTGCATCTTACTGTGAGGATTGCGGAGCAAAAATGAGGAGATTGCATGATGACTGAAGAATTTATCAGCCGCGCGAAGGCATTGAGCGCCGTGCAGAAACAGCGCGGCGCGAATAGAAGTCCTGCGCAAAACGACATGCTTGACCGGATCTGCCGCAATATCAAAAATATGCCCGCCGCCGACGTTGCGGAGGTGGTGCATGAAGGTGAAACCACGCAGATCATTGACGGATGCTGCACCGCCTGCGGTGCATTTATGGACTGCTGCGAAGCGGCAGAATATAAGTTTTGCCCGTATTGCGCGAAAAGGATAGTATGAAAGGCTTGCGGTTTGCTCGTGGGAGCGCGAAAGGAGGAAAGCTGATGCAGGATTGCTGCTTGACTTGCAAGAACCTGGAATACAGAAAGAACTACGTTTATCCGTACCGGTGCTTGAAACACAAGGCGGAACGGTTCTCGGAGAAGGAATTGGAACGGAGGTTCTTTTCCGGAGAGGAATGCAAAGACTTTGAACAAAGGAGGTGGCCTGATGGGAACGATTCTGGCGATTGACCCCGGTAATATCAAATCTGGCTATGTGGTGGTTGAGCACGACGGCGAGGAAATTCGCCGCGTGCTGGAGGCCGGGAAGATCGAGAATCCGGCAGTGACAGATATGCTTGACCGCAAGCTTTATGCGAACTGCATGGATGTTGCAATCGAAATGATTGCTGGAATGGGAATGACGGTCGGGCAGGAAGTTTTTGACACCTGCGTATGGATTGGCCGGTTTTGGGAAATAGCGTTGAGGTCGGGAGGCTACGAGCCAATACGGATATACCGCCGCGAAGAAAAGCTTGATCTGTGCGGTTCACTATCTGCCAAAGACGCAAACATTCGTCAGGCTCTTGCTGATCGCTACGCGCCCGGTCGGCCGAACTTCGGTAAGGGAACGAAAAAGGATCCCGGCTTCTTCTACGGCTTTTCGGCCGATATGTGGGCGGCGATGGCGGTAGCCGTGACGTATTTCGATAAGTACATCAAGGGGGTAAAGCTATGAGCAAGATGCAGCGCAAGCCGCCAAGACCGCCGATGCAACTGACGTGCGATGCCTGCGGGAAAACGTTTGTGCGCGCACAAGGCAAAATACAATTTTTGCAGCGAGGCGTGCGCATGGACGGCACATAGAGATGCTGTGATGGGCCGGGCAGAGCGCGTGCGGATCCAGATTACACGATCAATCCCGGTATACCCGGAAATGCGGCCTGTCTGCGGGCGGGTGTATCCTGCCGAGAAATACAAATACAGGTCAAACCGGGCGGGCTACGTCGTCGAGGTGGGCGGCAAGCGGGTTTGCGTGAGGGTGGACGAATGCAGGGAAATCTAGGACTTACACCGGTGCAGGCCCCGTGCAAAGGCTGTGCGGACAGGCACACCGGCTGTCACACGGACTGCACCCGATACATAGCATTCCGACGGGAGGCGGACAGATACAAGCAGGAGCAATCGAAGGACGCAGCGAGATATGCAACAACACGGGGCTGTATGCGGACACTGCACGATGCGAACCGCGCAAAGCGCGAAGGGAGGCAACATTACTGATGAGCACGACGCGATACGGCTGGTGGGCCTATGCAAAATGGATGATTCGCAGCTATAAGGGCGGCGGGCTGATGACGAAGGCCGAGCGCGCTGCCGTTGCGGATGCAATCGCGGAGACGGAACAGCTCGTTGACGGCGCGGAGCGACTCCGGCTCATAGATTTGGTTCTTTGGAAGCGAACGCATACCCTGCAGG